CGAATTCTTTGTATCATTGCCCATCACGAAGCTCCTTTTGAACTTTTACTGCTGTTTATGAATACCCCTTGATTTACGCCATTGTTGCGCCGGTTGCGCAGCGTGCAAAACGCGGGAATTTTAGATTCTTGGGATTTATTATAGCTTAAAACTATTGGGAAGTAACTTTTAATTAGCATTTGCGTTCTCCCGATCGTACTGGCGATAACGTCGAATGCTTTCAGCCCGCGCCTTGGGGTCATCCCAATTTCCAGAATCCTTGATCGCCTGGACGCGTTCTGCCGACAAGCTATATCCTGCGTTACCGCTAGAATTGGTTGTCTCACGGCCTGAACCAGTGACAACTGACCTTGGGCGGTTATTGACTTGCCGAGCTGACTTAAATCGTTCCGGCAAGCGTTTCTCTAGTCGTTTGTCGAGTTCTTCCCAATATTCAGGAGTGCGCGGATTCCAGCCTTCTTTTACTAGCACGTTATCGATGGCCAAAGCAATTTGGCTATCTTCGTCGCCACTATTGGGGTTGTACCAGCTATGCTTCTCCATCCACGCTTTGCCGTGATTCAGCAACACAGGATCGATAGCAGCGGGTTGGTTTTGATGCTGTACCGCTTGCTGCTTGATACGATTCAGGTCCTCGTAGCGACGTGACGCAAGCACCATCTTCTCGGTTGCGTCAGCTACGATCTTACCGCCGTCCGGTTGGCCGTGGGCGTTAGCAATTGCGTTCTTGAAATAGTTGTACGCTTCTGCTGATTTGCGAATTTCCTGGTCCAGCTGCGCCATTTCCGTGCCGCTTGTCTTACGCTCCTGTTGTTGCACGCGAGCGGTAAGGTCAGCGATCATTGCATCGCGGGCAGCGAGTTCAGACTTCAGACGCTCATTGCGGTCTTGAATTCGTTGTTTCTTTTCGAACCTCTTGCGCCGGTTTTCTTCGGTTTTCGATGGGCGTTCGTCGTCAGCTGGGGAATCATCAGATTCCACATCGGAGCCTGATTTAGCTTCGACCTCATCGCCTTCGTTGTCGTCTTCATGGTCATCTTCGTCTTTCTCCTCTACAACGTCCTTGGGATCAGTGACGTGTAGCGAGCCGTCTGCCTGTTCTTTTACTTCCAATTCGTCTTTTTCGGTACTCATGTGATAATCTCAGACTGTTTGTCTGCCTCGGTTTTTGAAACGATAGAATCGTGCATTTCGCACTGCGCTTGTAATCCCATAACAGTACAGATCAGAGCATTGCCAGCATGTTGGTACAAACCATACTCAAAGCTGTCTGTTTGGAATTCCTTTTTCGCTGCTGTAATCTGTCCAATAAGTGGACCAACAGTCGATTGAATCAGGTCATTGAGTTCTTGGGCGATCATTTATCACACACCCCCGTCACCAACTTGCTGCGCAACTCGTAGCCCATCAGCGGCCAAATTTTATTGACGGCGTTATCGCGTGCGATCTTGCAACCAATCTCTGCGTCGAAGTTTTCAGGACTGGCGCAAGCGCTTTCTCCTGTTACAGTAAAACCGTTCTGCAGTACGATAACACAGAACGTCAAAAGGTCTAATGGACCAGGATATTTGTAACCAGCTACAACACCAACTTTGAGCGCATCCGCCGCAGTAAAATAATGTTCGCTGACTATGTTCGCCTCAATATCAGAAGGCTTAATACGCGGAGCATTAAGTTTCTTTGCTTGGATTTCCTGTTCGATGTCCATCACAGAATCTCCTCCAAGCCCTCAAAGTATTCGTTCAAGCCGCCTCGAATTTCCAAGTCTTTGAAAATGCAAAATCTAGCTTTATCTCCGTTGGGTAGAGTGCGCTCAAACCTGAACCCTCCCCACTTCGGTACAAGTACGACAGCGCCGGGTTGAGCCCAAACGCCTTCTGGCCAGAGTTGGGCAGTGTCGCGGTTGCGGTAGGCAAGGGGTCCAAGGCGGATGACGCGGGCGACCATCGTGTTTTCGTCATTAACTTCTTTCGTAGCTGCGGCGAGTACGATCCCGCCTTTAGATTTAGAAGCGGAAGTCTTCAACTGCACCAATACATCTACGCCGAACGGGACGAATCCGGGTTCGATTTCGGGAAAGCTATCAACGATAAACTGCTGTAAGTCCATACAATGTTCCTTTATAAGCACAATTCTAGGGAACCGCCTAGTCGGTGTCTTGCTCCTTCATAGCTAATGTTATCGCTTCAATTACGTCACCCATCGCACGATACTGTCCGACTTGAACACCGTGCTGAAAGGGATCAGCCGCAGGAGTCTGCATCGCCTGGTGGGCATGCTCGTCCTGCAAAGCGAAAAACTGTTTTCTCAGTTTAGCTAAATCCATTACTTACCGACTTTGCCGCCGCATTTTTTACCCGTCAGCGCTTCTTTTTTAACCATGCGTTTGATCATCTTCTTGTCCTCGATCACGTCCTCGTGGATCATTCCGCCCTTTTTAAACTTGGCGATAGCTTTTGGCGTCTTGTTCAACTCTTTACCCATCGCCAACGCTTTGTGCTGATTAAGTCCTGCTGCCATTTGAATCTCCTTTAAGCTGCCATTAAAATCAAAAATTCTTCTTCCTCTTGTCGCCGCTTTTTATTTCGTCGAGCCTCTAAATCAACTACGTTTTTGTGCTGTATTTCCGAATTATAAACCTGTGTTGAGTACGTCGTAAAACTAAGTGTTCCGATACGTTCCAGCATGCTCGGCTCTAAGGGCTTGGCTAGTGGTACAAACGGGGTAACCTTTGGTACTAATGACTCAACGCTTGGTCTTTTTTCTCTGGCCTCTTGCTTCAGGTTTATCTTGCGCTTCGGCTGCTTGACTCGCTTGCAGCGTCGCTTGGAGCTGTTGAATTATCGGCGCGGTATCCACTGCCTGAGCTTCTTGCTGCCTCCCTCGTTGTGCTTCGGCGACTTGCCCTTGCATAGAATCTAATTGCTGTCGCATCTGCTCGATGATAACGTTGGTGTCATTATCTGACTTATTTACCATCAAATCGGTAATTTGTTTGTACTTGTTATCGGCTTCGTTCTTCAGGAGTTCTACCTGTTGGGCTAATGCGGCGTTCTTTTCTTCAGCCTGAGCAGCTTGCGCCTTCAACATAGCCTCGAACTGTGCCGCTTGCTGTTCTTGCTGAAGCTTCACGCTATCTAGTTGCTGAGACGCAGCAAGCTCGGCTTGCTTGAGCCCCATCGCAGCTTGGTCATACGCGGCTTTGCGCGCTATCTCGGCTTGACCCAACTGCAGAGCCACTTGCGACTGTGGATCCAACTGAGGGGCGGCTTGTTGAGCGGCTTGCGCGGCGAGTTGTTGAGCCTGTTGAAACAACGGCATGATTGACTGTAACTCTTCGCTCATTGCCATCATAACAAGGTCGGACGTCCGTGTTTGAGCTTCAGCACCACGAGCTTGACCCAGTTTCTCAGCCGTTTGTGCGGCAATAGCTGAATGCTCACGGTAATACTGCATTATATGTTCTTTGACGTGAGCCAATAACGCGGGAACAGTCGGCATCACTAGACCTGTTATCTGCACAATCGGACTGGTGGCAAACTTCAAGTGACTAGCGATATGCATCAAGTCATCTTGCGTCGGATAGACCTTCAACGGCTTGTCGAGCGTGGCCGCGATGTTTTCCTCAACGGGTTCCAGCATTTCAGGCTTTGGAACGGGCGGCAGAAAGCGATCAGGATCGTCAACTTTCATCAACAGCAAGCCTTCGCGTGCTATTTCGTTCTTGTTCCAAGCAAGCGATGGATCCAACGACATCTGTTGCAACGCTTGCCACTTGGCGAATCGTTGGGCGTCACTGAATACGTTGGGGTCGCTAACAGGCTGAATGTCGTCAGAATTCAGGAAGTCTTCGCGGGTTGGGGCATCCTCTCCAAACACCTCACGAGCAAGTTCTTCATCAAACCAGACAGAGTTGATTCGACATAGGATTTCCATCGACTTTTGCTGACTGGCATGGAGCCGAGCGTGTATAGCCGATGCAACCTTGCTTCCTTGTTCAATAAGCGCGAGAGTAGTTCCCACCGGCATGTTATTCGATGCATTGGCTATCTTCTCCTCGGCAGTGGTAACAACACCCTTGGCAGCGTCTGTCAGCCATCCCAGTAACTGGAACAGCACAGGGCTAGGCGGGTTGAACGGCATTGCCATAGCCAACTGGCGAATATCCGTGATACCTGCTGGTCCTTCAATCTCTTGTACTTGCGTTACATCAATGCTAGTCGTTTGTCCGCTGATTCGCCCAGCTTTGAGCTTGAGCATCGTTGGGGCGTTGTTGATATGGGCAGAATCTAAGAGCGCACGAAGCGATCCCGTTAGCGCAATAGCCAAGCCACCGATAAGATGAGGAAGACCCAGCTTATAAGCCCCGCGCCAAGGTATAAATCCATAATCTACCCACCAATCAAGCTTCTTAAACCGCTCATCACCTTCTTTCCAGTTACGATAAACGCAGAGAACTTTTTCAGTTTCGGCGTCAATAGTAATGATGTACGGTACACTTCTCTTCTCCGATAGAGGGTCATCGAGCTTTCTCCACGTGTAGATTTCAAAGACTTCGCGCAGACCGTCTTCGTTGTAACAAGTCTCCTCTTTACCCTCGATGTCGTCGTTGATCTGAGCGGATTCACTTAGTTCCGGGGCTTCTGAGTCGTCGGTGTTGATACCGTCGTACTCGTACAATCCTGACTCAACGCGCTCCTCAAATTGACTCTTGGTAAGGAGTTGTCGGTGTGTGACACGTGGGGCGGTGTAGAAGTTTGTTGATGCGTAGGGTAAAAAGACCTCATCGACAGGGACAAACTCAACTGATGCTCTACCCAATCCTTCATCGTATCGCCATTTCTTGTATTGTGACCCACCCATCGGGAGTTGCGAGAGTAATTGCTCCAGCTCATCACGATACTCCTCGACGTTACGAGTCAGCTGCCAATTTAGGTAATTCGCCTTGCGCTTGGCTATGAGCTTCTTCTGGTCAGTTTCTTTACCACGTAGCTTAGTCTTAGCCGGGCCATCCGGTGGGAATAACTCTTTGATGGCGGCCGACGCGAAATCAACCGATGCTTCAGCAAGGATCGGATGAACCGCTTTGCTCGCACCGTTGAAGTCAGCGCCCCCCGGAGCATCCCCAGACAAGCCCGACCGTTTAAGTCCATCGGCATACTGTTCATCGCGCTTCTTTCTGGCTTCTTTGTCTCGTTCGATCTTTTCCAGCAGGTCGGACGAAAGCTCAGTAAGTTCTTTGCGCTCTAAAGTGAGTACAAGGTTGTCGCTAAACCCTGATTCCGACTCTTCTTCAACCTCGTCGTCGGTAATAGTGACCGAGCCGTCCGGATTTTCGACGATGTCTTCGCCAATTTCCTCTAATTCAACAGGTTCAGGTGCCAAATCATCAGCAGAAAGACCAGCAATATTGCGGTCGCGTTCGTCATTGGGGTTTATTTTGGTCATCTCTTCTACGCACCACTAAGTTGTAAAGCTTCGCGCCTACGCTGCCATTGAAGTTTCGCAGCCAAACTCACCTTAGCCTTGTGTTCTTCTGTATGTTTTCGACCTGTTTGCGCTTTACGTATACCTTCTAATCCATTACTGGAATGAGCCCACTTAACACTTTTTATAACCGGTTTCGCCGTCACCCCGGCATCTTCCAGTTTAGCTAAGTAGTCCTTCCAGTGCGCCGATAAAAGTTCTGACCTTCTTTTCTTCACCACATCTGATGGAATTCGACTTACGCATGCGCCACTTTTCTGATGTCTTAATTTTTGTGAAATACTCATTTTCAGCTTTGTTTGATCGCTATGTTTCTTACCAAGACGCCTTTTGTGTCCAAGCATAATCTCACTTTGCAATTTTGAACACCTAATGCGAAGCCACCCATATACTTTATTCCCTGATCTACACAATTTCTTATCTTTAGAACTCATCAGCAGTGCAGCTGCAGCCAATCCCATACTTTTAGGGTGCATTTTAACTAGCAGCTGATGAGCTACGTAATGTTCTTCTGCCGTCAAATTGATTAAGTTTTCAGATTCATCACCGCCACCCAAACAGCGAGGAACAATGTGATGCTCTTCAAAGTACCCATCTACGACTTTTCGCAATCGCGCCTTTAACATTAACGATTCATAATGAGCTTTGTAATTCACGTTGCTATTTTAACTTCTTTTTCTTAGATTTGCCCGCTTTGCTAAACGCGATGGCGATTGCTTGCTTCTGAGGCTTACCCGCCTTCATCTCGATGGCGATGTTTTCGCTGATGACCTTCTTGGAACTACCTTTTTTGAGGGGCATTATAAATACTCCGACCAATGTTTATCTTCAACGTTACCGCGAACCCCGCCTGTCGAGGGAGTTCCGATGAATTTGTTTCTTACGAAGCCGCCGTCGGCGAATTCAGGCGCGTTCATGCCGTCCGAGTTGTCGATTAGACCACCTTCTGCAAGCCCTAGTCCTATTTTGTCTGCATCCTCTTCTTTAAACTTAGCAAATCTTGATCTTATTTTTGATGGATCGGCAGTTATATGCCAGTTCTCGCCACCTGATTTTGGAAGTATATGACCGGAATATCCCATAGCTGCTGTGTTATCCCATCCGACAGTTTTAAGTAGGGTCTCAGCAGCACTAGGAGTATCAATGACGGATACGGGGGCATCGTAGTCTGTGTATGAAATATTGAATCCTTCACCAGTTTCACTAGCTTTTGGCTTAGCTCGCTCAATGCCTCCGCCAAATTGCTTCCAATTTTCAAGTTGGTTTACAAAGAAATCGTGAGCTTCATTTTTATCTTTTATATTTATGCTCGCATTTCTAGGCTGAAGCATCGACTTGTCTGATGGAAGAAGGATTGATTCTGCTAACTTGTTTAACTTCTCATAATCTTTAGTTGTTAGGTTTCCCAAATCCAAATGATTAGAAACATCAATTTTTAATGGAAATACTGCCCCTTCGCTTCCTGTGTATGCTCTACTTGAAGCAGTATCAGGAAGATTTGACGAATAAACTCCAGTTCCATACGCATTACCCGATTGAATCCCAAGTGACCCGCCGCCGGGTAGTAGTTTGTCTTCCTTTACTACACCTTCAGGAGTTTTTGATCCGTGATAAGCATCAATGTATTTTCTTCCGTCTTTAATTAAATCTGTTAATAAGTTGCCGCCTTTTTGCTTGATGACCCCAGCTAATCCGCCAGCCATCGGAGGGTTGAATGCGTCCAAAGCAACTTCAGTCGGATTGACCAACAGTCGGCGTTTGATTTCGTCAGAGGCTTGTTCTAGTGCCCCAGCGGGGTCACGAGCGACGTTCCTTGCGCGACGCTTCAAGCCTTCTGAGGCTGAGTAGATGGTATCAAGTATTCCCACAACTGCACCTCGCTAAGCCGCCTTTGGCTTTTTTGTACGGCTTCAGATGTTTCATACTCTTCATAGCCAAAAACTCAGCCTCCGGTATAGAACTCCAGTTCCTACTGGCGTCCCCAATAGAAACCTTACCTATACCTGGTTCTGAAACATGCATGCTTTGTAGCGTCCTCAGAGTAGGTAAATCTATCTTACCAAAAGCGTTGTAGTCCATGCTACCTCTGTCGGCATTGGATCTAACGGTAGCCAAATGAGACAAGTCTTTTTCTGCTTCTTCCACAGAAGTACCTATGTTGGGAAAATGCTTCTCCATACTAGTGTTATGCATCTCGTTATCAGCTAGCGTTGAAGATAACCCTTTACGCAAATTCAACCATCGTGCGGCTGCCTCAGCGTCTCCGGCAGAACCCAAACCCTGAGCTAATAACCCTAGCTTGCCGAGCGGTCCACCCCCGACAGGTATATATGTAGTTGGGTCTTTGAGCATTTCGCCTATGCCACTTACAACGAATTGACCAATGTTAGAAGCTTTGGTACCCCAAGAAGGTTCGTCCAGTACCGACCCTCCCTCAGCAAAGTTCTCAAACTTCAACTGTTCAGGAGGTAACGAACCTTCGGGAATGTTATACTTGTTGATGTTGCGCTGAAGCACAAACGCTTGCTCAGGAGTCAAACCGCCGCCGACTCGTCTGTCCATCTGTTCGTTCATCTTGGCGCCGAATCTTTCCAGCGCTTTGGCTTCTTCAGGAGAGGCAACGGCGTGCTTAGCCTGAATAGCACTCTTGACCCAAGCCGGGTTGGATAACGATTTACGGAGCAGATCGAGTGCACCCATGAGTAGCAATTCTAAGTTGGTTCATTTTATTATAACTGTTTTCTAGCCGTAAGGGTTGGATCGCTTCTTTTTGGAGTAATCGATTTCTTCCAACTCGTCTTCTTCAGCTACCGGCAACTCGAACCAACCGTTGTCCTTCAGGTAGATCACCGCCTGACTGAATGTATCAACATAGTCATCGTGTGGCGCCACGGGGAACTTGGAAAGCTGATTGATGAACGGTTGCGCCCAGCTGACAAACTGACCGGGATTCTTCTTGCTCTCTGGTATCCACAAGTAGCCGAGTTCCAGCGTTGGCGAAGCTTGGTGCGCTCGACTAACCTTGTCCGCGTTGCCAGGGTTGTAGCCAAAGATCGGCACCTTGGCGAGCCACAAATCCTGCAATAATGATTGACCAGAGGCTTTTGCTTCGATCAATACGCGATCTGGCTTGCGACCTTTGCGATGAGGTACGGTGTCGGTGCTCGCTCCGTACACGGCACCATAGTCCTCCACTGCCTTCTCTCGTAGCTTCGGGTAGCTCAAGTGTTCGTCCCAAGCGTCAAGCAGAATTGCGTTGCGTTCTCCGTTGAGCGTGAACATACCCCAGACGGTACAAGCTGTTGGGTCACCTGTTGTCTTCTCGGTGAAGGCACAGTCGTAAGATTGCAGCACGTATTCCAGTATGGGTATCGGCTGACTCTGCGGCCACTTCTTGAAACAATCGACCTTGAGGAGACCTCCGCCTTTTGGAGCTGGTGATTGCTGCATTTGTCCTGCGAACCCCATTTCACCTAGCGTTCGCTGCAGCGAATCCACTGTTTTCTGTGAAAACCTTTCCGGAAACAGAAGCTCACCCTCCTCTTTGCGAGGGTCAATAAAACCTATTGACGTGGAGCATCGTCTCGATTTCTCAAACAACATTGGAAGACAAAGGTGCTCGTAACCTAGCTTTTCTTTCAATATGATACCTGATGTGTCTTTTTCGTTGAGGCGCTGCATTATAACAATGATGGCCGAATCGTCATTATTAACGCGAGTAGGTAGCGCCTCTCTAAATGTTTGCTCAGCCGCTTCTAGCGCCGCATCAGAGTAGGCGTCATCTACCGACAAAGGGTCATCAAGTATTACCCTATCACCCCGAGAACCGGTCATGGATGTGAAGGCCATTGCCTCTCTGAACCCAGTCTTATCGTTTTCAAATTTAAGTTTGCTGTTCTGGTCGCCAACTATTTTTATTGGCCAATGTTGATTGTACCACTCTGATTGAATTAACCTGCGACACTTCATGTTATCTCGAATAGCTAGGTCTTGCTTGTGAGCAGTAGACAAATACCTCATGCCCGGCTTACCTATTGGTCCCCATTCCCAAGCTGGAAACAATACCCCTGTCAAGAGCGACTTCATAGACCCCGGAGGCACGTTCATTAGCAACCTAAGTATTTCTCCGTCTGTGACCGCTTCTAAATGTTCGCTGATGGCGTCTAGCGCCCAGCCCCATTTGAGCTCACTACTTGGCTCTAGTATCTTCCAGGAAGCCTTGGCAAACGCAGCAAGAGACACCTCACATTCTCTCGCCTCACGCTCTCGCTTGATAGCGTCAAACCAAATTGAAGGGGCTACTTCAGACATTCTTCCAAGACTTCCTACCGCGCACGTAACCTTCTGCCGGACACTCTAACGCTCTCATACAGTGCTCAGTACCGCTGTTATACCACCAAAGTAACTTACCAGCGACTTTACCGCCAAGTGCACCATACTGTTTTCTTTCTTCATAGGACAATCCGCAAATTCCCAAGCTTTGCTCTTTGCACTTATTTCCTGAAGCTTTACCGCCAAGAGAAGCGTTATTCTTATTATCCTCTGCTGATAACGAGTGAAAGCCAGCTTTACTTTCGTATGACTTTTCACCAGCTATCTTTAGATAACCAAGGTCACGAGTTGTCTTACCCGCTCTGCTCGATATACGCTTATGTAGCTCTTTACTGTATCCGTCGTAATGAAACATATTGAACCCATTTTTACGCTGGGATTCAACTGAATTGGCTGAAGCTATTTTTAAATAACCGAGAGATGCTGTCAATTTACCAGCTTTACTTCCGTTTTTAATCATCGCAGGTCTAGCTAGTCTCCTTGCTACTTCGTACAGCCTTGAAGACCTCTTGTGTCTAAACTCGCACATACCTTTAACTGCAGCCCAGTCTTCCGGTCTGCTCGTTATCTTAGCTAGTAAAAGGTGAGCGACAAAATGCGCCCTAGCTGACATATAAAATGCGTTTCCTTCGACATACTTACCACCTACGTTTCCCGGTAGCTTGCGATGTCGCTCGGTATAAACGTCCTTTGGCTTTAGCCAAGAACCGTACTTTTCGATCAGTAGATCGTAATGTTTTTGATAGTTCATAGAGCCTCCATGCTCAAAAGGGTAGGAGTCGGCGAACGGATGATGGAGCACCCTTTCTTTACTCGCATGCCTGCGACCGACGTTCATATTATACTCTACCCCATCTTCTTCAGCAAGGTTTCGAGAGTGTTGAGTTCCTTTTCCGTAAGCCCCTTCAGCACCTTTGTATCAAACTTAGGAACAGACAACTCTTGCTCAACTTTTTGAACCAGAGGAATCTTCCTATGGACGTAATCCATCAGTACGCGGGCAGCGGCAAGACGGTCGCTCATCTTGGCTTCTTCCGAGCGGTAGGTGCGCGCCAGGAATTCAATCGGCATCTCGCCGGACTGCTGAAGCCAGCGTACCGTCGCGGCTTGCGTGTCGTCGAGTCCTTCGGCTTGTGACGGCAAGTCGCCGCTGTTCACGTTGATACCCATCGCGGCGTTGAGCATCTTGCGTTCGAGTTGTATCTTCTCCGCGTTGTCGAGAATCAACTTGATAAGTAACAATTCGTCATATCGCTTACCCCACGCTTTGTGTTTGTCGAATTGCGCAATTTGTTCGTGGGTGTATCCGTCGAGTGGATGAGTCGGCTCCGGAGGTTTCGCCGGTCGCGTTCCGAGTTCTTTTCTCACTTGATCGAAAACTTCGAATTGTTCTTTTGAGGAGCACTCGCGTCCGTCTTTGAATTTCGCCTTCTCGTTGTCTATCGATTTCTTGAGATGCGCCGGAAGTTCGGCGTACCACTCAAGCGCGTTTTCTGCGGTGATTTTGTCGTAAAAGTTCATAAATACCTTAGTATGTTGTAGGGTTATGCCAAAAGTGGGTACAGTGGGTCAAAAAAGACATCCAAGTGGGTTTATTTTTAAGCTGACCCCTTTTCTTAATTTCATGTTTTTCATAACTTTTTTACTATTTAAGTGGGTTAAGTGGATCAAAAGTATAGCTTACTGAACTATTAGAAATTTCAAAATTTGCAGCTATGGGGAAATCACCCACTTTCACCCACTTACACCCCCTGTACCCACTTTTTAACGCCGTTTTTCACCATTTTTAAGCATTTATGAAAACAGACCCACTTAACCCACTTAGACCCATTTGACCCACTTTTAGCTCAAATTTGCTCGACTCTATATACCGTTCTGCCGTCAGTAGAACTTTGATTTACTCTGTAGATTTTTCCCTTAGTTTTTATCGGGAAGTCTTTTACCATGCTCAAACAGCGCCCAATTTTACGATCTAAGGGTTCATTATGTCGTCTTGACATAGTATTTATCCAACCTTCTTGAATGCTATCTGGGGCTACGGAATCAGCAATAGTCACCCCGCGAATACAAGTTTTATATTTATCGTCACGCAGCCCGGACTCCCAAAGCGCAACAATCCATTCTAAAAACTCATGCTTAACTTCATCCAACGGATCAATCGAGCGGTCTTTGTCTTCACTAACGGGAGGAGAAATATCAACTCCGCAAGCCAACATAATAGTACGTCGAACCATCTTATCCCAAGACTTGAAACGGTGATTTGGTTTCCAAATACCGTCGTCTTTTTGAAGCGCCCACTCAATAAGCGAAATGGATGCGCTCACTAGCTTTTCGCTGTTCTTTCCAGCCCAATCCACGACATCAACGTGTTTGAATTTACGATTAGTCGATAGATCGGTACGCGCTAGTCGCACCATTACAGCGCGAGTTTGAAGGTCGCCGGACAGAACGGTATTAACACCATTGACCATAAACATAGATCGATTAGAGACCGCCTTGACTTCTGACTTACCAAGAACGCGAAACTCCGGACGAGAGGAAGTAAGAACTTCAACCAGAGCAGGAGAACGGAATTCTCCATCGTGGTTATCATAAACTATAACGCGCTTACCACGCGAAAGAGCAGATGATATTTGTTTTTCTTGTTCTTCGTCTGATCCCCCTCTGGTTAGCGGGCTGTTGGCCGAACCACCCTCCATTCCGACCGCAGCGGAGATAAGATTACTCAGTACACTCTTGCCGTCACCCCATTGAGACGAGGTTATAACGTAAAGAGGACAAATATCGAGAGCGTGACGAACTACGGCGGTGAGGATAGCTGATATTGCTGCCGCGAGATAGCGCCCGTAACGTTCTCCGAACAAAGAACAGTTTTCTACACCCGCTTCACAGTTTTCAACGTCGGAAACGGAGCCAAGCGCAAACGGAAAATCGCAAAACACTTCACTGAGTATTGATAGCGCTTCGTCAGGATGCATCTTTGTTAGGGAAAAACGGCAAGAAAAGAAGATTTTGAGCTCTTCTTCATATCCCCATTGGTGATCTATGATCCTACCCGATTGAGTTATCAGAGGTATGTTTGATATTCCGGAAAGAACTGGGACATTTTCTAGGTAGGTTCCAAATCGACTAAGTTCTTTAGAAACGACAGGAGGAGCTTTGACCAGTTGGTCTTTATAAACTTGAGCCGCTTTGTCTAAAATAGATTGAACGAATTGTATTTCACGACTCAAACAAGTGCCCATTAAGGTTTGGTCTGCCAACGACGTGATAACTGCTGAGTCGTGTTCCTTAGTAACTATGCAAAGTTGTCTATCAACCGCGTAGAATTTACCTGTTTCCACTACCGCTTTGAGCGTTGCGTCGTAAAGTTCGATTTCTTTAGAAGGAACGACTCTAACAATCGGTCGGTCGTCTAGCTGCACTTCGCTTCTTAGATTTAAAGTTCTCTTTACCCAGTCAATATGTTTTGTATCCCATCCGCTGTTTCTAAGGGCGCTGATTCCTATTATCAACTCGCCTTGTTCGAGCCTTATGAACGTATCTTCGACAGCAGCAAGACGGTCACTGAGTCCTGATTGCCCTGTCGCCTCAACGATACATTCGATGGAAGTGGATACTTCTTCACGAGAGTAACCGGCCTTGGCTAGAAGACCACACCACGCTAGACAATCGTTGTGATATGAACCGGGTTTAAACTGCTTAAAGCTAAGAGCGGTGACGGCGATAAGTCTAGCGACGGAAACAAGTTTATCAAACGGGACTTCTGTTATGGATTCTAGCGATGGAATCTTAGCTTTTGCTCCGCCTTCCCAGCATACTAGATCGGTAAATGGCTGCGACTTGTTTGTTGATTCGTCGTAAATGTACGAAGGGGGAACCATAGATTGTCCGCCGAAAGAGCGAACTTCAATCACCATTCCTTCAGTCGGATGAACGAGCTGAAATGTCTTTTCTCCGTTGGATCTGTAAAGCCAGTGGCCTAATTTTTGTTCTCCTGTGCCGTAGTATCTTCCGAACTTTGCACCAGTATGAGGAAGAAACTTTCCGGCGATCGCCATTACATCTGGGTGATCTAGGTCGAGATCAGTAAGCCCTGAGCTACGTGATCCCATAGCCAAACCGATATTGTGGAAACCAGCGAATGCTTCTAGTTCCGGAGTTGGCTTTTCTTGCCAGTTTTTTCCTACTGGGCGCTTGAGTCCTGGGTAAAGTCGAACAGGTTTCCAACCGTAAGATGTGTACGTTTTGTAAGCTTCTTCTATTGCTTTTTCGTGTATCTCTTGATGGCGGCTACTTTCTTTGACTTTTTCAAGAGCTATTTGTTGTTGCTCTTTATCTTGTTCTGATTTGTTTTTGATATTTAACTTAACGACGTTTGTATTCATGTTATTTTATTTCCCAGTTGATAAATGTATCGTTCCCAGAAGAAAGTAACACCCCGAAGATAGCCAGCAAGCTGACAATCTACGGGGAATCACAAGCGATAGCTAGTCGCACAACCGGGAAGGAAGTAGCTTAATTATAGTCTAAAAAATCTCCTTCTGAATGTTGAAGTAGCGCCCATTACGTTGCACGACCAGCTTCCTCGGCGAAGGTAGCGCGTAGCAAAAGTTGATTGCTTCGTGAGCTCTGAACGGCAGGTAGTTCGACCCGCGACGCATTGCCCACGCCTCTGCTTTCTGTCGAGCGTAACCAGAATACTCACAGCAAATGAAATCATTAACCGACAGCGTGTATCCTTCCTCGGTCTGGCAATCGTAACACGCCATTACCATCGACTTACCGGCTTGATTCTTGCTTTTTATAACGAGGTACGAAACAGAATTGACTAGGACAGTGATCCCCCCGGCTTTCCCCGCCATCGGGTCGGCGGAGGACAGCGTGTTGGGTTTTTTCTTTTCGACTTTAGGTTTGCCGGTGGCTTTCTTAGTGGTCGAAACTTTTCCTTTGCGTTCGACTACGAAATCTTCCATCATTCCGATTCCGCCGAGCCGGGCAAGGTTACCGACGTAATCAAGTATCAGCGCGTTCTTCTTACCTTCGTGAATACGTGTTGCGCGCCCCATAATTTGCACCCAAAGGGAAGACGACTCCGTGGGGCGCAGAACAACAATGCAATCCAAGGGCGGGTGATCGAAGCCAGTGGTAAGAATATCCACCGAACAAAGAACGCGAACGTCACCGTGTTTCCACTCGTCAATCACGTCGTGTCTGTCGTTGGTTTGCCCGCTAACTACCGAGGCTAACCATCCCGCTTTGTTGAACGCTTTGGCGGCGTTTTCAGCCGCTTTAACCGTTGGGCAATAGACGGCGATTTTGTTACGCTTCTCGGCGAGGTGCTTAACGCTTTTAACAACAGCGTCGAGCCACATGTCGGTCTCGCGTTCTGCGACCTCGCTCTGTTTATAGTCGCCCGCTGTTTTGTGTACGCCTTTTAGATCGAGTTGAACTTCAGTCTCCACTCCGATAAGCGGACACAGAAACTCCAGCTCCACCATTTCGGGCACCGACTTAGCGTAACACAAATCATTGAACCACGTGCCTTCATGTTCGCCGTAGATAACCCCGCCGTCCATTCGCCAGGGAGTCGCAGTGAGGCCGATACGCGAGGCTTCTGGGTACGAGTTCAATAACCCGTTGTAGAACTTGCCGTCTTTGTGCATCGGAATACGGTGAGCTTCGTCAATGATGATCGCGTTCGGCGGTTTGTAAATCTTTTTGAGTGCTCCTCGATACAGAGATTGAACCGTCCCGAACGTGATTGATTCTCCTTCGTCCTTACGGTTAAGCCCGGAGCAAATAACGCCGACACCTTCCGCTCCGGCAAATCGGTCTAGCGTTTTGTAATTTTGGTCTATGAGCTCTTTCACGTGAGCTACGACCCAAACCACTCCACCTTTGGAGCGAATGCGGTCTGCCACAGAAGCGATCACCAATGACTTACCAGTTCCCGTAGGGAGTTGGACGCAAGGCTGCAAACCCCGACGCAACGAACTCCAGATGGCGTCTGCTGATTCTTGTTGATATGGTCTAAGTTTCAAATCTTTCCCCTTTATAAGCTATGAAAATAATTATACCCTACTTCCCCTCTCCACGCTAAGTCAATATATAATTAGCTGACTAACCGATAACTAAATAAGGATTTAATCATGAACATCTTCTATCTTCACTCCGTTCCTATCGTTGCCGCTAGACTTCATTGTGACAAGCACGTAGTCAAGATGGTACTCGAAACCGCGCAGATTTTGGCCGCTGTTCATCACATTCACGGTAACGGCGATAATGTAACATACAAAGCGACGCATATCAATCACCCTTGTGTCAAGTGGGCAGCGGCTTCACCAGCTAATTACACATGGCTTCAGCGCCTAGGTTACGAGTTGTGCAAAGAATACTCGTTCCGTTACGACCGTACCCACAAATGCGAACAGTATATCACCGGCGAACTCGAAATTGCTCCAGAAGCTTTATTGAATCAACCTAATATTTGGATCGAGCCGCCCAAGTGTATGCCCGACGAATACAAACGCGACACCGTTGAGGATTCTTACCGTGCATATTACGCCGGAGCCAAAGCGTCTATAGCGAAATGGACCAGCCGCGCTGTGCCGTTGTTCATGAGTTAAATAGTTCTTTACTTCCGCGCTACTTTGTATTAGAATTCTCTACGTTGTAACAAATAACCAATAACTGAAAGGAAACAAATCATGAATGCAAATAAACTCCAAACAACATACGACACCCGCGCTCACGCTCTTAAGGTGTTGAAGGAAATCTGTGTCAAGTGTGTAAAGCACGCCAAGGAAGTACTTACCGAAGTCGAAGGCAAGTGGGTACTCGACGAAGACAAGCTGGAGGAACTGATGACGCGTGAAGAGTGGAATAATGTGTACGGAACAGGCGCAGATGAGGCTGAGTCAAAAGAAGTAAAAGTAATCAAAGCGGACAAGGCTCCTAAAACTAAGAAAACTAAGATTGTTAAAGCATCGCCAGCTGAATTACCTGACTCCACCGATCTTATGGAAATTGAATTGGACAAGAAATGCGAAAACAAAACTGTCGATGAAATCACAGGCGCAACAGCTTATTCAACACCCGCGATGGAAGTCGTTCAAGCGGTTACCGAAGCAGTAAAAGTCTACAACGGTAATGTGTTTGGTTTTAGTGAACACGGTTTCGAGAATTGCCCTTCTTGCGGAACTCATCTCTCCAACGGAGTGGGTGTTCACGGTCAAGAAGTAAATGGTCTAATTATCAAGCATCTTAATTTTGAATTCGCTTGTCTTGGCTGTGGTGAAGAGTTCGGTCCAGAAATAACAACTGTAGTTGAAAAAACAAAACGCGTAATCAAGAATCACTCGTCTATTGAAAAACCAGTTGAAGTTTCCCGTAGGATTATTCAGGCGATGAAAGACTCAGGAAACATTAACCGCAAAGAGTGCATCGCAGCTTGCGTAGCTGTTGGGGTAACGTACTGGACGGCAGATCAAGTTCATTACAAGCTTTGTGTAAAGCCGATCAAGGATGCGAAACTTGCCGCTGAGACAAAATAATTCTTTACTTCCGCGCTATTAGCTACTAGAATTAGCTATATAACAAAATAACTGAAAGGAACCAAATCATGAAATTCGACTTCACTTTCCCCGGTGCGGGTAATGTTAAAGCCAGTGTGATTGTTTGCCAACATCAACGTCACTCTCGTGACAAGATGAATTTTGTCATCAAAGAAATCATAGTAGGTGACCGCGACATTCACAATAGCGATGAACCTGCCGACATGGATTTGTCCGACGAAATAACCTACTCGCGCATAATGAGCAACGCCCTTTGGGATCACCTTGGATGGGATGAATAATCATGAACAAATATCCTTTGCCTCCTGAAGAAGACAGCTACGCAGTTGAATGGTTGTCGGTTACGTTGGTTGCTGTCACGTTTGCAACAATGTTCGCTTGGTTTATTTAAGGAGTAATCATGAAAACGTTATTCGTAGTGCTACTTCTAGCAACAACTTCGGTACAAGCCAAAGATAACTACGACTGGCTCAACTGGATGATCATCACCGGGCAGTTCAGCCCAGTATATCCGGCAAACAACAACCTTAAGTACGAGCGACCAGTGGCCAAACCCGCGTGCGAAGACCCGAATCTGAAGCAGCTAGGAATTGTCGTTGAGTGCCCTAAGAAAGAAGAGGTGAAGAAATGAACTGGTATCAATTCTGGCGCGAAGCCGAGAAGCAACTACAAGTCGAAAAAGACCCAGTGATTATTCGAATGATCGAACATCGCATGGGAATGTTTAAATACCTGATGGGAGAATCAAAATGAGCATAACATTCGGAATTGATTTAGGTAACAAGGAAGCACCCGTCGAGGATGTGGTGATTTTGGGAGAAGAGGAATGAACATTAACCAAGGAGAAACAAACATGAACGAAACAATAAGCATTAACGGT